CGTTGATCGTCGAGGTGTCCCAACTCTTGACGTTGATCGTCGAGGTGTCCCAACTCTTGACGTTGATCGTCGAGGTGTCCCAACTATTGACGTTGATCGTCGAGGTGTCCCAACTCTTGACGTTGATCGTCGAGGTGTCACAACTATTGACGTTGATCGTCGAGGTGCCATAACTATTGACGTTGATCGTCCCTTCGGTTGCCAAAAGAAAACCTACTCCCTCTTGTATTTCTACATTCTGGTTGATCCATATTCGGTGCTCTGCAAACTGCTCGCGGTTCGCCATCAGCACGTCGGTAAAGTCCTTATATTGGATACACCATTCGAAATTGTCTTTAACAACGGAAATTACATCTTCTATGCTCTCTGCCTTGTAGAGCCGTTGATATTGACCGATGCAGGCGCCATGCCGTTTACCGAAATCCAAAAGATCGGATTTGATTTTGTCGTAGTTCGTATTCATGGTATTGTTTTATGGTTTATTTTGGGAGTGCGGCAGGATTCGAACCCGCAACCTGCGCTCGGAAATGCGAGGCCTTCCAACCTCCGTCTATTCTCTTTCGCATTCCTGCACCGCTCTACCGCTGAGCTACGCACTCCTTGTCATCACTCCTCTATCCACTTGATCGTCGTCCCTTTGTACCCCCCGCGCTCCAACGCCATACGGCGAATACGGTCAGGTTGTTCTCCGGTCGTCGGGTCCGTCAGATTCAAAGCATTGTAAACGGTATCTACCGTGCATCCCAGCTCCGCGGCGATCTCCTTCTTCACCTCCGGGGATACGATGATCTTTCTTATGTTCTTTTTTACCAGCATGGATTGTTTATTTGTCGAGTATTGCGATAATTCGTTCGATACATGCCCGCTGTTCATCGAGCAGGGCGGCCAGCCTGTCGGCCGATTGGATCATGTCATTATTCATAATTATTTCGAGGTTTTGCGAGAATCTCGCTATTTCAATCACCATAGTAGCGGCCATATTCGCCGTAGTAGTCGGCCGGAATCGTCAGCAACTCGGGGTTATAAGTCGTCGTTTTGGCCTGCGCATCTTCCTCGGCGAGGTTGCGGCCCTCGATCTTCGCGGCCAACATCGCCAATTTCTCGTTGCGCCATGCCTTGCGAAGCGCGTCCGCAAACGTCTTGAACATCTTTGCCTTGAGCATATACCATGCGTTGCGAAAAATTTTTGAAATGTTATATTTGATTTTCGGTTTCATGATTATAACATTAAACTATTTTACTCCACACAGACAACCCCGTTCGTATTGCATGTGCTATATTCTCCTTCGCTGTTACCCACTCTAAATTATCGACTCTATTATCGGACTTAACTCCATTAATATGATTCACTTGTGGCTTGTTATCAGGATTCATAATGAAAGCGGAGGCGACTAACCTGTGTACTTTGCATTTTATTACCTTGCTATCATGATCCCATAGATCAACTTGCAAATACCCGTTTTTATCTGGTCTGCCTTTCAATATGCGCCCATTTTCCAGTCTTGTAATGTTTGCTTTGTTAAAAACATTTATTCGTTTATATCGAGGAAGGCTATATACACGCCCCATATTCGAAACCATATATAAATCCTCCAAACCTTTAACGGGGGACCATATCTCGCCATCTAAAAAATCAGCATTGCGCATGATCTTCGATTTATTGTACCTCGTTTTCATATACTCTATTTGTAAAACTCCACAGGAAAAAGGTTGTCGGCCGTCCAGCTACTGTCGCCCGAATGACGACGGATGATCTTGGCTATCTCGCGTCGCTTTAGCATATCAGGTCGAACATTACCTACTCGATAGTTCCATAATTGAGTGTCGCTTCGAATACCGATAGCCTGCTTGCAGGTATCGCAAAGCCGTTTGCGCTCATCAAGGTTAACAATGCTCTGAATATACCGTTCGAAGGGTAAAAGCAATGCTACATCATTGTTACCTCTTGATTTTTCGCTATTTGTAATTAAATTTGCCATACAATAAATGAATTACATCACAAATATAGATAATATATTATTCACAAACAAATATTTTGAATAAAAAAATATTCACACATGGGAATCAAAGATCGTCTTGATTTAGTAATCAAGTATTTAGGTGTTTCAGGTAGAGCTTTTGCAAAAGAGTGCGGATTCTCGGAAAGTTATTATGCAACGATTAATGAAGGAATCGGCGCAGACAAATTGAATAAAATATTATCCAAACATCCAGAGTTATCCGCACGCTGGGTATTAACTGGCGAGGGTGAAATGCTGGCCAAAAACGACGGAGTATGCGTGTTAACACAGACCTTTTTAGAAAAAATTTCCTCTTCGATTGAAAAGTCGAACGAGGGGATGTTGGCTATCATTGGGCAGAATGGTGAGGTCATCAAAATCAACGCCGACATAATTAAACAGAATTCTGAACTGATCCACCAGCACGCAGAGGCAATGAAAGTGATTCAGAAATTAAGCGAAAAATTATTGTGAAAATAACTTTAGCAAATGGAGAAGATTTATAATAAATTTATAAAATCTTGCAAAAAACAAGGTTGCTTATTTCTTGTTGCATGGATTGCTTTATTCGCCTCCATTATTCATATCGCTATTCATTTGTTTAAAGTGTGGAGTTTTTCAGTGGTTGATTATAGCACTTTTATATCTGCATGTATTGGGATTGTCAGCCTACTAATTGTTTTTGTAGTCGGGTGGCAGATATTGAATGCTGTAGAGATAAATAAGAAAGTAGAGACCGTATGGAGCCGAAGCAATGAGATAGACCAACAATTAGCAGATGCTAATAGAATGAATTTTTCTATACAAGCTTTTTCAGCTGCATCAATGTATAGGCTCGATGGCAAGTTTAATGCAACTCATGATAATATTGGAGACGCTATTGTCCAATATATAAATGCCATAAATGCATATGAGCAGGCCCGTATGCTTAATTGCATTCCACACACGAAAGAGGTTATTATCGAGATTTTTGACTTAATCCCTAATATTAGAATTTGTGACTGTGAAAAAATAAAGATATGTGTAGATAAATATGTGCCCCATAAAAGCATTTTTAATGCCACGGTCATAAGTTTACTCAACGCGATTAAATTCCGAATAAATCATATAACAGAACCTTTGTCGGATGTTGAACAATTTGAAATAGCCAGAATTAAAAAGGAAGCGTCAGTTTTAGCATCCTATAAAAGCGCTAATTAAACTTGCATCATGGAAACCCAAACCTCAACATAAAATTGATGCACAACAACAAAGTTTATTCTAATTCGTAACAACAAAAACAAGAAGAACACAGGAGCCTTTTCATTGGATTTCACAAAAAATACGAAATAACGCCCTATAATTTAATACAACTATGAAAGTCCGAATTATTGAACAAGATACAACTAACGCATGGGTAGTTGTTGGCGATGTAAATTTAGATCGAATACCAACAAAAGGAGAAAAAATATTACTACCATCCTCAAATATTAAGAATGGTTTGGATATTCACGAGGTCGTTGATGTTGTATTTCGCGAAAACTACATTACTGAGGTATATGCAAAAGTGATCGGCGGTCAACAGCACTACAATAAGTACGTGCGTAAATAGAATTTTTATTGAATTCTTCGTCTTCGGGGATGCCAGATTTAAGGCATTTTTGCAAAATCTTCGCTTGGCGAAGTGTAAAACAGTCGCCTGTATAAGTGCGAAATCCTTTTTTAACTTTGCGGCGGAGCTTGAAAAATTTTATCCAACCTATTGTGCTATTACGTGCCATAGTATAGTATAATGATCTTTTCTACAAACTTCGGAACTTTCGGCACAACTTCAAAATTCAAAAACCATGGAAATAATTACCCTTATTCTCGCCGCTGTGATGCTGATATTCGGCATCCTGCAAATCATTCTATTTTTTAAGGTATGGAGTATGACACACGACGTTTCTGCAATTCGCGAAATACTTCAACCTCATAAAACAGAAGTAAAAACCTCTACTGCTACTCAAAAACAAGAACCATGTGTTTTGCTGAATTCAATATGGAGATGCCCCGAATGTGATACTATTAATCATTACAAAAGCAACGGCGAGGCTATATGCGAAAAATGTGGATACGATTTGCATAAATAAAGTGAACATTTCAATTGAACGAAATAAATGCTTTATGATGAATAAGCGTCCGAAATGGGACGCTTTTTTATTTCTTGCAAAATTACTAAACAAAACACCCAGTGAAGTCAGGGTGTTTTATTGTATAATATTCTGTAATATCACTCAATCACAGCATTGTTGCAATCTGTTTCTCTACCGCGGATTTGATGAATGCATTTATTGAAATTCCCGCTTGCTTGGCAAGTATAACTATTTTTCTGTGGGTTTCAGGCGATATGCGAACATTCAAAGTTCCCGAATAACTTTTTCGAGGCTCTATGCCCTCTGCTTCGCAATAGGCCAAATAATCATCCACCGCACCGTGAAAATCATCGCGAAGTTCCGTTACTGTTTCTCCCTCGTAAGTAATCATCGTATCGTGCGGCAAGGCAAGGACCTTTCCGAAAAGACGATTATCTTCTTCGCTGACCTCTATGCTACCTATGTAGCCTTTATAATTCATCGTATTCATATCAATTCATTGTTTTTAAGGAACTCTAACACCTGTTTTATTACATAGCTTTTGATTATGCTGTTAGGATGGGGCTTGTGTGCCGTATAAGAACTTTCTCCCTTGACGAAAATCACACGAGACCCACTTGTTTTCCCTTTATTGCTTATTTCATATCCAAAGATGCCAAACAACCTTACAAGTTCATCCCACGTGAAATCCCTGGGTTGTGACACAAAGCGCTGTATTAATTTTTCTTTTGTCCCCATCGCTATTTGTTTACAACGCAAATGTAACTATTTTTTAGTTGCAAAACAAATTTATTGCCGAATTTTGGCGGATTGAAACTTATTCGTAGATTTGCATTGCTAAAATCCATAAGTGCACAATACCGCTAATTAAATCGGTTTTGTGCTCTGACCATATTACAAAATTTACTGCGCCGTGTGTGGTAGCGGAAACGCCCACAAAGCCTCGCTTATGGAGCTTTAGCAACACGTAGCGCAGTTTTTATTGCTAAAATCTATAAGCTATGAAAAATTGCATCGAACACATGGGCCGCATCGAGGCGGCGATTCCGCGCATGTACTGCGCCTCCAAGCGCAGCGACCTGTCGCTGATCGGATCGGCTTTCGAGGCCGCAGGTTTCCGCTGTGTCCGCATCCGAACCGAATGCGAAGCAGAGCACCGAACCAAAGGCGGCGATCCCCGCCGACACGGAATGCTGATTCTCGACGGCGACCGGGTGATTCTGGAAATCATCCGAAGCAGAAAAATGAAGTGCGAAGCAGCGGGACAGACCATGTAAGGTCGGTTCGAGAAAATAAAGAAAAGGCCGAGGTTTTAGCCTCGGCCTTTCGGGTAAATATTTTATTATAACATACTTCTTATTATTTCTTGTCCTTTGTCATCGCTCACCCGATCTATTGGTATGCGAGCTGTATAACTAACAAATCGCATCATCATATGTTCTCGTAAAGGAGATATCAAATTTGCAATAGGGGTCAAATAGGCCTTTGCCTCATACTTTACAGAGAGGATTCTCTGAAAATCAACAACTAAATATAAACCCTGTTCAATGTTAGAACAATCTATGAAAAAATATCTATTAATAGTTCTATTGTGAATATAGTCCAAAAATAACCGTTCAATTTGAATTCGTTGTCTTTTAGATATATCGGCAAGATCTGCTCCTTGTATAATACCGTTATATTCCCTTGAAGCCCTAATGATATCCCCCGCCTGATACATTGCAGCAACAATCAAGTAAGAGCAATGCCCGTCATGCTCCAAATCGCATGCATTGGACAGCACAATACTTAAAGGATCATTGTCTCCATCCCCCCAATCAACTCCATCAACGATTGACCCTTGGGTCAATTCTTCTATGGAATCTAATTTTTTGAGCCACTCCATGACATCTATTCAACCAAGATACGTTCACCAAGGCTACGACCCTCATACGCACTTTTAAATTCAAGAGATTCAGATATCCGTTTATAGCGTGCTACAAAAGATTTTTTAGGTATCATAATTTCACTAAAATCAATCGATGCCGTATCTGTCTGTTTTACATCTATGACATCGTTCTGCATGCAGAATACAGAAGCCGAAGGCCGGATTGTTTGTGATAATATCTCAACAGGATTTGCAGAGGAAAGTATACTTATGATTGACAACTTTCCAGCAAGAGATAAATTGCTGCTCGTATTCATAATGACACTAATGAATTAATGCATCTAAATAGCTATTAACCAATTTTTCAGAATCCATAAAAAGTTCCCTAAGTTTTTTTTCATTCGGGAAACCGAATATTGGATATTGATTATGATGATTAATTGATCCAAATATTCCATTATCCACGTTTATCCGCGGCTCGAAATCCAAAAATAATTGCTCTTTATCGTTTATGATATATTGTAAATTCAATTTACCACAAACGGCCGGTTTATTCTCTATTTTCAGATCTTCACGAATAAATTGATTAAAAAGCCACTCTTTGGCAGATCTATCCAAATCAATCCATTCAATCTCTTGATTTAATCCATATGCCGCAAATTCGTATTTCTTCAATTCGGATTGTAATTTTCCTACATATCGAACCAATTTATCCAAGTCTACGGCAGAAACAATAACTTTTTGAGGCGTAATCGCTATCGCAGGGGACACTTTTTCCCGATGTTTTATAACAAATCCCGTTGGAGTAAGAGCCGACAAAGTAGAATCCGGTTCCCCAAAAATATTCTGACAAAAATCAGAATTTAATTGAGGAATCATCATTTGTATCTTGCTAAATACCCCCACGAAAGAGATAGATATTCGATTCGCTTTCATTATATATGATATTTACTTTAGCAACGCAAAAATATGAGTATTATTTCTTACAGCTAACAGAAAAATCAAGATCTGAATACAATCATACTCTACATTCCACCTATAACTTTCGGTACAAATCTACAAAAAAAAACAAAATATTCATTCCTCACCTAATCTTTATTCCTCCAACAAAGTTTTTTGAATGTTTTTCTGATTTCATTTTTCCGAATCTCTTGCACAATGTGCCGAAGCACCGCACCTTTGCCTCTGAACCTATGAAGACATAGGAAACACGATTCAGACGAAAAGACATGGCGGATGCAAAAAAGCTGACGATCAAACAGGAGAAGTTTTGCAACAAGTACCTCGAATGCGGGAACGCTTCCGAGGCGTATCGCTTTGCCTACGACTGCTCGAAAATGAAAGACGAAACGATTAACGAGCGATCTTCAAGATTATTAAAAGAGTACAAGATTAGTACAAGGGTAAACCAACTTCAAGCCCAATTAGCGGAAAAAGAGCTAATTACCAAAGAAGAAATAGTCCGGCTCAATATCTCGATCATCAATGCCGACGTACTTGATTTCGTCAATGTCGATATGGTCGAAGAAAACACCGAGTTCGGCGTCCGGCAAGTTCCGTCGGTTACGTTTCAAGACTTGAAATCGCTTTCTCCCAAGAAGCGACGCTTGATTCAGTCTATAAAGATTGACCGATCGGGAAGTCCAGTCGTGGAACTGATGGACAAAAGCAAAGCTATCGAAACCATCAACCGCATGCTCGGATACAATGCACCGGATAAAACGGAACACATGGGAAAGGACGGCCGCCCTATTGAGATCAACACCTCCGTAGACTATTCCGGATTATCCGATGCCGACCTGCTCGCAGCCCACGCATTAATCAGTAAAGCGATTCATGGCAAATCCGATAAATAAACTGGTTGCTGACCGTGTGGCTATCGAATGCGAAATGTTCCGGCGGGGAATCTTCGGCTTCATCACCCGGTCGGAACACGGGCATCATGCCAAGCAGGAGGAGGCCCTGCGCATTCTTACCGACGACACCCACACGGAATTCCTATACGGCGGAGCCGCCGGAGGTGCGAAATCGTGGACCGGCTGCACATGGCTGGCATTCATGTCGCTGTGCTACCCGGGGACGAAATGGTTCATCGGCCGCGAAGAGTTGAAACGCCTGCGGGAATCGACACTTATCACCTTCTTCAAAGTATGCGCACAATACGGCATCGTGCGCGACAAGGATTTCAAGTACAACGGGCAGGACCACTACATCCAATTTACCAACGGCAGCCGCATCGACCTGCTCGATCTGCGTTACCTCCCGTCCGATCCCCTCTATGAACGCTACGGTTCGGTGGAATACACCGGAGGATGGATCGAGGAGGGCGGCGAAGTGAACTTCGGAGCCTACGACACGCTCAAAACCCGCATCGGGCGTCACCTGAACGACAAATACGGAATCCTGCGCAAACTGTTCATCTCATGTAACCCGAAGAAGAACTGGATGCACTCGACATTCTACAAACCGGCGAAGGCCGGGACACTCCCGCCCTATCGAATATACCTCGCCGCACTCGTCCAGGACAACCCGTTCATCGAAAAGGATTATATCGAAGCGCTGAAATCCACGACCGATAAGGTCAAGAAAGAACGGTTGCTGAAGGGAAACTGGGATTACGACGACAATCCGAATGCCCTATGCTCGCATGACGACATCCGCGAGATATTCTATCCGAAAATCCATGCCCGCACCGGCATCAAATACATCACGGCGGATATTGCCCGCTTCGGTTCCGACCGGGCGCGAATCCTCGTGTGGGACGGCTGGGCGATCATCGAACAAGTGTCGTTCGACCGAAGCGCCACTACGGAAATCGCCGCCTGCATCGAATCATTGGCCGCCAAACACCGCATCCCCCGCTATCGGATCATCGCCGACGAAGACGGAGTGGGCGGCGGAGTGGTCGATATGTGCCGGATCGGCGGATTCGTCAATAACTCGCAATGTCTCAACGGAGAGAATTTCTCGAACCTCCAGACGCAATGCGGATACAAGCTGGCCGACAAGATCAACTCCTTCGCCATGTCCTTCGATTGCGAATTGTCCGAGGATCAGAAAGACGAAATCACCGAGGAATTGGAACAGCTTCAGACCTGGAACGTGGACAACGACCGCAAACTGTTCCTGAAGCCCAAAGACGAGATCAAGCAGGACATCGGACGCTCCCCCGACTGGAGGGACGCGATGCTGATGCGTGTATGGTTCGACTACAATCAAATACGCCCTCTTTCGAAAGAAGATTTAGGATTATAATATGGCAACGATCAGACAAATCACACAAGCCCTCACCAATCAATTCAACGCAGCGCTGGGCCGCAAACAGAAGCTCGTCGATCTCATAGGAAACGGCGACGTATCCCGGTTGCTGGGCAAAATGACGACACACAACGGGCAAATCGAGCAAGCCCTCAAAGAATACGACCCGACAAAACACGATGTGACGAAACGTCCGGATCGTCACCAGAAAGACAAGCCGGACATCATCACGGCCAAACTCCCCATCCCGTTTCAGAAGGTCATCAACATGCAAGCCACTGCCTTCCTGTTCGGCTCGCCCGTGCAGTTTTCCGATCTTTCGGACGTAGTAGAGACCTCCGGACCCGACGGAGAGACCATCCGAACGAGCAAAGCCGCCGAAGCCTACGAACGATTCCTGGAGATTCTCAAAACGACGCGCTTCGATTCAAACATGCGGGAATGCAAGACCAAAGCCGGATCCGAAACATTGTGCGCCAAACTGTACCATCTCTATCTCTCGCCCGAAGGCGAGCTTCAGGTGATGGTGAAGGTCCTCGCAAAATCGCTCGGGGACGACATCTACTATAAATTCGACGATTTCGGGCGGCTGATGCTCTTTGTCCGCCAATTCACCATACAGGACGACGAGGGGAACGACGAGATTCATTGCGACATCTATACCGCGGAAACGATCTTCCGCTGCACACGGCGCGCCGTCGGGTGGGAAGTTGTCCCGGAAAAGAATTTCATCGGGAAAATTCCGGTCCTTCTCTACATGCAGGAGCGGGAGTGGGCGGACGTGCAGGCTTTGATCGAACGACGCGAAGCGATACAATGCAACGATGCCGACATGAACGACTATTTCGCCAATCCGAAAGTGGTCGGCGAAGGAATCGTGGCAGGTTCTCTCAATCCGGACGATCCGGCACAAATCATCCAGACACAGAACGGAGGCAAAGTCTATTATCTGACATACGATTCTGCCCCCGAGAACCGCAAACGCGAATGCGACACGCTCGATTCGTTCATCTACGGCATGACCTATTCCGTAAACCCCGCATCGGACGTCATCAAGGAGATGAAGATTCCGAGCGGCGTCAGCTGGGAATACATGTTCTTCTTCCCTGAGCTGAAGGCCAAGAACTACCAGGACTACTACGGAACGCTGATCGACCGGGAAATCAACGTCGTGAAAGCCATTGTCGGCGTGCTTCATCCCGAATTGAAGCTGAACGGGCAGCTCGGGGCATTAAAAATCGGCTATCAATTCTCGACACCTATGCCCGACAATGTTTCCGATACGCTCGACATCATCCGGAAGTCCATCGACGCCGGAACGATGAGCCAGGAGACCGCAGTCTATCAGAATCCGCGGATCAAAGACCCGAAAACCGAAATGGAGCGGCTGAAATCGGAAAGGGCACGATCAAACCAATTAAACAACCAGGAGCCCAATCCGGGGATTTCTCCCGAAGGATAGTCGAACGAACAGAACACAATCGCCCATATTCCACCGGCATGGATAAATTCTCCGGCTTTTATTGAATTTTTCCGCAAAAAAATTTGCACAATGTGCCGAACATGCAGATTTTTGTCGCGGAGCCTATGAAGATATAGGCCAACAGACATAGAACGAAACTACTTCCATGTAATTGTCAGGTTAGGTAGGTCTGTTGGCATCAGCCGGCAGACCTTTTTTAATGCGGATAGGAGGACTTATCCCAAACCATATAGAACGAAAGAACATGAAAGAAAAACTCCTGGCATTGCTCAAAACCAAATTCGTTGGGGTTGACGATGCAATCCTCGACCGGATCGCTACGAAGAAGGCCGAGAACGTGACGGACGAAGCTCAATTACCTGCCATTGCGGAGGGGATCGGGTTTCCGGACGTGTTACAAAGCTACGGCGACTACCGCGCAGGGGATGCTTCGCAGACCGCAGTACGCAACTACGAGAGGCGGCATAACCTAAAAAACGGAAAACCCGTAGCCCCTGCGCCCGGGGGCGGAGAGCAGCAACCCGACCCCGGAGGCAAGAGCAATCCCCGGACTTTCGATCCCGAGGCATTCGAGGAGCGGATGAAATCCTTTATCCAGACTGCCATGAAGCCCTACACGGAGAAGATCGAGGGATTCGAAGCGGCGCAGACGCAGGCGCAACGAGCTGCGGCAATCCGTGAAAAGGCCCGCGCGCTGGGGCTCGACGACGACATGCTCTCCATCATCAGGATCAACCCCGACGATGATGTGGATCAGGTGCTTTCTAAAGCAGCCAAAATGTTCGTCAAAAGCGGCGTAGGATCGGCCCCGCCCCTTTTCGGAGGCGGAGAAAGCGGAGACAAGACGTCTGCGGCGATGGCGGCCCGACTGGATCGCAAGAAGGCCGCCGAGGGTTACAAGACATCGGCGATCAAAGGTCTATAAATCAAAAAAACAATCGACATGAGTTTGCAAAACAAATTTTATGATGCACCCGAACCCGACAAGGTGGTGTTCGAGGTGGTATTTTCCGAGAAGGAAGGCGGCGGCACAGTCGATGTAACGGACCTCGAAGGCGACCTGCCGGCCGGGTCCGTCGTCGGATTGGCAACCGGAAACATCTACAAGCCGATCAAGGGCGCGACGCTCGTGAAGGCCATCGGAGCCGAGGACACGACTATCGAAATCGCGAAAGGCTCCGGATTCAAACAGGGTGAATTCATCGCTTTCGGCGGAAAGGCCGTCGCCATCTCCGCGATCAACAGCTCGGATGCCTCGAAAGACGTGCTGACGACCGCAGCATTCGGCGCGACCGTCGCCGTGGGCACGAAGGGCTATCAGGCGAAAGCGGCAAAGGCATCGGGCGCGGAGGCTGTCTACGCACCGGCCTATCTGACGGGCGACAAGCTCGAAGGCGGCACGGTAAACAACTTCGTGCGCCTCGTCAACGGTGCGAGCGTCCGAGCCGTGACGACCAACATCGCCCCCGAAATTCTCGCAAGTCTCAAATCCATTAATCTCGTTTAGCCATGGCAGACATGAGAAAACCCCTTTTCGACCTTTCGCAGGTCGATATGCAGGCCGAACTGAACTCGTACATGCCGGGGGCCGGTCTGGCATGGCCGACGCTGTTCCCCCTGCGTTACACCCCGACACTCGACATCAAGTCCTTAGAAGGGAACGACGGAATCCCCGTGAGTGCAGACGTGGTCGCGTTCAACGCGAAGGCGCCGCAGAAAATACGCAAGACCATCGGCGCATGGAGCGGCCAGGTTGCGAAAGTCGCAATTTCACGGGCAAAGGACGAAAAGCAGATCAAGGAATACCAAATCCTCCGCAGTTATGCGCAGTCGAGCGGCAACCCCAATGTGGCGCTCCAGCTCGTGGATATGGTCTATGAAGACGTGGAGTTCTGCTACAACGGCGTGAACTATCGCGCCGAAGACCTGGCCCTCCAAGTCGGATCGAAGGCCGAAATCGTACTCAAAACCGAGAACAACAACGACGTGGTAACGCAGGAAATGCTCAACTTCAACATCCCCTCGGCACACAAAACCGGCGTGAAAAACAAGTGGAGCGCATCCTCCGGCAGCGATCCGCTCGGCGACATCATCGCCGGGCAGAGAGCCATCCAGAAAGAGGGCTTCAGCCGGCCCATGTACGCTATCATGGAACAGGCGGCTTTCGACAAACTGCTGATGAGCGAAAAGACCGTCAAGCGGGTTTCGCCCGTCGTGCTCACCGCGACGGGCCTGGCAAGCAGCGACACGCTCACGATCGACCTCGTGAATACCTACATGCGTTCGAAAGGGTATCCGCAGATCATCGTGATCGATTCCTACGTCAAGCAGGAGGCACGCGACGGCAGCCAGACGACCTACAAGCCGTGGGCGGAGCATGTCGCCGTGCTGTCGCCGACACCGCAGCTCGGCTGGACCTGGTGGAGCGACGTCCCGCAGGTTTCGGACACCGATGCCCTGCAGGCATACCGCGAGAACGTGAAGATCACGCGCTATTCGGAGCTGAACCCGATGCTCGAGGTCACTCTGGCCGAAGCGTACATCATGCCGGCACTCATCAACCGGCAGTCGCTGTACTACATCAACACGGAGAATACCTCGTGGAACGACGGTAACGCCTAAACGGACCTGCGATGACCAACTCAGACGCAATATCGGCACGGCTCTATCCCTATGACGTGGGCGACGACCTGATTGCAGTAGCCTGCATGGACGCGGAGCTGCCGGCGGACGAAGAGTACGCGCCGGGCAACAAGGTATCGGTGGCGAAAGCGGCCATCGACATCCTGAAGCAGCTTGTCGTTCTGACGTCCGAAGGCAACGGCGGATATTCTCTCGGCTACGATGCTGAAGAACTGCGCCGCCGCATCCACGCCCTCGCAAAGGATAACGGCCTGACCGATATTGCCGACGAGTTCAATCCGCAACCGACAGTCAGATTCTTATGATACGATTTCCCTATACGCTTCAACGCTGGAACTCTGCCACGGAAGAATGGCAGACGGTGAGCCGATGCAATACCCGTTACGACGGAAAGGCCCGGTTCATCGAATCACCGAACGGGAAAGCGATCGAATACACCTACGAGGTGATCATGCCGGCGAATGTCCGCCCCATCGAAGAAAACGAAGAGGTGCGGATTCTCGACCGGCACGGCAGAAACATATTCGACCGCCGCCCCGACACTCCGGTCGGATCCACGCTGGAAGATTCGGTATCGTATCCCGTACAAGGTTACTTCAAAAGCGGCCAACGCTACGAGCACACCAAACTTTGGCTCTAAGGCAACAACGACATGATAACCACCGGAGACGCACGCAACATTCTGGTCCGGGACTGCTCGGATTTCGGCATCAAGGGGATTTTCACCTCCTGGGCCGCACCGGAAGGCCGGATAAAGAGCGAGCGCATTGTAGTAGTGACACCATCCGAGCAGTCGCCCGGCACCTATTGGGAAAACTGTTACGTATCGGTGAATCTGTGCGTGCCGGATGTCAAAGGAGACGCGAATCTGCAACGGTTGGATGATCTCGAAAGGGCCGCGAAGGCCAAATTCAAAGAGTGGACCTATGGGACACGGGACGGATCGGCATATCGCTACCGATATGAGAATATCGGCTGCGAAGAGGATAAAGACCTCGGGTGCCATTACGTCTATGTTCGGGTCCTGTTCAGAGTGTTAAACGTAAAAAAAGACTGAAAACATGGCAATCACAGCAACAGGTATAAAGAATATCTGGTACGCCGATCCGGCGAAGGTCACGGGAGACCTGACGGGGACGATGTTGGGCTCCATCCTCAAAGACCCTACCACCAAGAAGGTCCCGAATGTCCATCAGGACACGTGGAGCCTCGACGAAGCCGAGCCTTCCACGACGCAATACAAAAATCAACTGACCGACGGCGTATATCGCCAGTCGAAAGAGATGGGAGAAGTAACCATGAACTTCGCCATCGGGCAGTACGACTACGAGACGAAGGCCGCATTCATGGGCGGAACCGGGACGGAGACGACGTGGAAACGGGCCCGCGGCGTTACGGACATCGAGAAGTGCATGATCGCACTCACGGAAGACGATCAATACTGCGTATTCCCGAAAGCCTCGATCGTGGCACGGAATGCCGAAACGGACGGAGCCGTCGCTATCAACGTCGTCGCCACGGCGCTGGAGCCGGACAATGCCGAAGTATCGTCCGAATACTGGTTCGACGCTTCGGAGGTAACGGATGGCGCATCGGTAATGAGCGCACCGGGCAAATAGGCACACATCATCACATCGGCAAAGGGGCGGGAGGCGTAAGCCCTTCGCCCCTTTGCTTTAACCATTCGACACATGGATTTCATCAGTTTCCGCATCGCCGGAAGAGGATACGGCATATACAGAATGTCCCCGCGAACCGCTATCCGCATCATGCAGGCACGGGACATCGAAAAAGAACCGGACGAGAGCATAGGATGCCTCGCCGCAATGTGCAAAAGCGTCGCTTTGGGCATTTCAGGGAGCAGAAACCTATTCAGCGAACTGCGCTGCCTATATCTGAGGCGCAGATTCTCCAAGAGGGCGACATTGCCCGAACTGTTCGATGCCTATAACAAGACCCTGCGGATGATTCCGCTGGAGGATATGGCAGGCATCGGCGCGGTCATGGAACAACTGTCTGCGTCCATCTCGAAAGACCATGAGTAAATCCGCCAATATCGTTGCGGCATCATTGCTCAACAGACACTATGCAACAATCCGTATCGGGCGGTTCAACTTTCGGGTTTACCAGCCCCGCATCAAGGACCTCGCCCGGGCGTTCTCGAAGGAACGGACCGATCTGTCCATAGACAGCCGGCAGCAATACTCGCTGGAGGCGGTATCGAAACTGCTGTTTCGGCAACGATGGAAGCAACGCCTGTTCCTTTGGTATGCCAACCGTTACGCCGACTATCCGCAAATCCGGGAAGCGTCCGAAACGATAGCCGGCATCATCACGGGCAGCGACCTGCTGAGCGCGGTAAAGATCGACAAGACACGCAAAAAGGCCATCACGGAAACCGTAGGCAACAACACGATCGCCGGTATCATGGCCACGATGATGGAACACCTGAACATCTCCTACCGGGAAGCATTCGAGGAGATCAACTACCCCACCATGTTACTCATGATGACCGATAAGGTGCGGTCTCTCGTGGGCGATGAACAGAAAATAGTCAAAGGCAGCGGCAAGGAAATGGCCGCAAGAAGAGGGAGGAAAAGAAGATGAGCGCACTATCATTCAAAATAAATGCCGAGACCGATAAGCTCAACAGCTTTATCGCCTCGCTCAAACGGTTGAAAGAGGTCTTGGCCGACATTCCTTCGGGGACGAAGGAGTTCGACGTCATAAACCGGAAAATCGCCGAAATGGAAGTCCGCGTCGAGCAGACCATGAAGCGGATCGCACAGATGCAGAACGAGGCGGCGAAAACGGTCTCGCAACCGACCGCCCTATCGCCCGCCGCCCCATCGTCGGCCGGCTCCGCCTCGGGGGCGCAGGCCGTCAATGCGGAAACCGAGGCGTGGAGGGGATTATTGGAGGAGTTGAAAACTGCCAGCGATGCCAAAAGCAAGGCGATGATCGAACTTCGACAATATCAGAATGAAGTATCACGATTAAAAGCTGTTGTTGCGGCTCTCAATAAAGAGGAATTGCAGAACGGGCAACTGTCATCGAAAAAAAGAGGACAATTATTATCGGCTTCCACGTCTATCGAAGAATACAAGCAGCAGATTTTCCGATTGCGCCGAGAATTAGCCAATCAAATCAAATTAGAGCAAGCGGCCACCGGTTCGATGGATGAAATGTCGCAAGCACTCTCCCGGATGCGGACCATTTACAGATCGCTCAACAAGGAAGAACGCGAGAGTACGTTAGGACAAAACCTGCTCAAAAACATTCAGACCCTCGACACGAAGATTAAGGAGCTGGACGCTTCTATCGGCAATCATCAGCGTAATGTCGGCAACTATGCCTCGAGTTGGAACGGATTGTCGTTCTCGATCCAGCAGGTCGCACGAGAACTGCCGTCGCTGGCCGTAAGCCCGCAGACGTTTTTTCTCGCCATATCGAATAACTGGCCTATTTTGGCCGATCAACTCGCTTTGACAAAACAGCGGGTGCAGGAGCTCAAAAATGCCGGACAGTCGTTCACGCCCGTTTGGAAACAGGTGCTATCGTCTATTATATCGTGGCAGACAGCCCTCGTCGCCGGCATCACCGTTTTGACGCTCTACGGCAAGGAAATCGCCGAATGGGTCGGCTCGTTGTTCAAAGGGGAAAAGGCCGTAGATGCCGCAAGAGTTGCCGCCGAGCAGTTTCACGCAACGATGGCGGAAGGAAGTATCGCAGCACAAAGCGATATTACAAAACTCGATCTGCTATATAAGGCAGCAACCGATCTATCGAAACCATATCGGGAACGGGCCGAAGCCGTTAAGAAGTTGCAAGACATTTACCCTGCTTATTTCGGGAATATGTCCGCCGAACAAGTCATGATAGGTAATGCAGCCGATGGATACAATGCACTGAGGGATGCTATTCTTGAAACGGCTAAAGCCCGTGCAGCAGAAAACCAAATCATAAAGAATAGTGAACCATTAACTCTGTTAGAAAGTACTGGTGACGCATATAAAGAATACATACAAGTCCAAGAAGACATAATAGAACAACGCAAAAGAATAGAAAATGCCGGAGGCTTAAAGGGAAATCGAGTATCATTCGATGCAATAGTAGAAGCTACTGGGTTAAGAACTTTGGAACTAAAACTTGAAAAGGCCGAAACCAATCTACGTGAAGCTATTCTTAAATTACCGGGAGGTGAAGATTTATGGAATAAAGTAAAAAAAGAATATCAAGGTAACATTAAATCATTTGTAGATACTATAAATGAAGCAAATGCACAAATCGCTATTGAGGCCCAAAAATTATACACAGGACAAACACCAGACGATTTAAATAAAAAAGCAGCGGAAGAGAGGAAAGCAGCGGAAGAAGCCCGCCGCAAAGCTGAACAAGACGCCCAAAAAGCGGCTTCGGAACAGGAAAAGACTTTGAATGACCTTGAAAAGGCCCTTCAAAAGCTGCGTGACGATGCCCTGCAAGCCGAAATAGATTCGATGCAGGAGGGGACGGCCAAAAAGGTCGCACAGATAAACCTCGATTATCAACGTCGGGCCGAAGCCATCAACAATGCCGAGCAGCAGATCATAAAGCTGCAAGGCGAATTGACCCGGGAACAGGCGGAACAACTCGCCGCCGTTCGCAACGCCAATGAATCGCAATGGAACAAAGAATTCGGAGAAGCGACATTGCCACATATAGACATCGACAATCTGTTCGCTTCGGAACGGCAGTCGTGGAACGAATACATGATACAATACGGCAACTTCCGCGAGCGGTTGCAGGCTACGAAGGACGAATACGACCGTAAAATCGCCGAAGCCGGCACGGAGGGAGAGCGGAAAGTGCTGGAAGCCGAAAAGCAGCGAACGCTCGCCGAATTGGAGGTGGAAGGCTCGACCTGGGCGCAGGAACTATCTTCGCTGACGGTAACAGCCCTCGAGGAGCTCATATCCGAGACGCAGAAAAAGTTAGAGGCCGCACGCAAGGCATACGACGACTTGTCCGTGTCGGATTCCGAGGAAGGGACAAAACTGCGCGGCGAAATCGTCAAACTCGACGCAGAGCTCAAAAAGCTGAAAAGCGCCTCCAAAGATGCGGGAAAATCCGTCAATGACGGGAATTGGTCGAATGCCGCAACCGCTTTCGAGGCGATCGCATCGGGTGCGAGGTCTGCGGTAGAGAATATCCGCGATTTCGATGAAGGACTGGCCGAGGCGCTGAATACCCTGATTAACGTATCCACCAATGCGGCTCAATTCGCCAATAGCGTGAACAAAATCGGGGAACAGGGCGCATCTTTCGGGAATATCATGGGTAGCGTATCCGCCGGGATCGGCCTCATATCGTCGATAGTGGGACTTTTCGGACAGGGCGAAACCTCGATGGAACGCAACCTGCGTCTGGCGAAGGAGTTCAACGAAGAGCTGCGCATCATGAACGAACGCGCGCGGATCAACTCGGATGCTTTCTCCATGATATTCGGTACGAACGAATGGGGAAACTACCTGAGCAACCTCGAAGCCATGAACGACGCCCTCGACAAATACAACGGGACGCTCGAGGAGGTCAAAAACAGAGGGAAAGAGGTATTCGTGGAACTCGGGACGGGAAACACCGGACTTGCCAATCTCAACAAAATAGACAAAGAATGGAAGGATGCGGCCGATTCCGTCGCCAATATGCAGGTACAAACCCGGCACAGCACCTGGTTCCGGTCTGCCAGATACAAATCGCTGAAGGACCTGCTCCCCGAACTTTTCGAAGGGAACGAGCTGAACATGGAAGCCCTGAAAGAGTTCGTGGACAGCAACGACAAGAATTTTCAGCATTTGAGCAAGGAAAATCAGGCCATGCTCAAAGAGATGACGGAAAACTGGGAAACCTACCAGCAGGCCGTAGAAGCCGTGAACGATTATCTTTCGGGGATATTCCAGAATCTCGGCGATACCCTTACCGATGCGCTGATCTCCTCCTTCGAGACGGGGACCGACGCAGCGGAGGCCTTCGGAGATGCCGCAGGCGACGTACTGAAACAGCTTGCGAAGGATATGCTCTATTCCGCGACGATCGGTCCGGCAATAGAGAAAGCGCAACGGAAAATCGAAGAGATAAACGAAAATACCGATCTTTCGGAAGAAGACAGATATGATGCCATTGCAGGAGTTACGGAGGATTTGCTCGACGACGTACTGGCCCAGCAAAAAGTCGGCAAGGAATTGTGGGAACGCTTGAAACAAGCCGCCGAAGAAAAAGGGATCGAATGGTCGGAAGAGAATGCGCCCACCCAATCGGGAACGGCGCGCGGCTATCAAGTCGCCTCGCAGGACGAGGTAGCGGAACAAAACGGACGGCTCACGGACATACAGGGGAAACTGAGCGACATCCGTGCGTATGTCATGGATGAAACCATATCCATCATATCGCTCATATCCTCCGTGGCGACCATTCAAGTGGCAGTCGTGCAAAACGTACAGATCAACAACGAACTGCTCCAATACGCCGTCAGAACCTATATAGAGGTCGCAGAAATAAACGCCTCGACCCGGGCCATCAACCGGACCTTGACGGATATAAAAGAGGATATAACGGCAATAAAGCGGAAAACGATGGATTTGTAACACGAAGAATAATTACAAATTTTGTTCAATGTGACGATAATAGCGTACTTTGTGCTATATGAAGATCGAGAAAGACATAGCCGATCTGGATAAGTTCATCGGAGGTATAGAGCCCGAAGTCGTAGGATTCCTCGACGAGAAGGCGCACGAAGCGCTCATACGGCAAAAAGCATCCCGTTTGCTAACAAACAAGCGGGACTACCTCAATCACACATGGAATCTCCGTTCCGGATTAGGCTATGTCGTGACATACAACGGCAAAGAGAAAAAACGGTTTATAGCCGACCGGAACCATCCCGACCCGCGAGCCGCCGAAGCGACAAACAAACTGCTGAACGAGGAGAGCAAAGCGGGGACCGGCATTATATTCGGCGACGGAATGTTCTACGCCTCCTTCGTAAGTTCGAAAGGATACGATGTGATAGATACGGCCGAATTATATTTGGCACAAGCTTTAAACGATAAAAAATGACTGGCGATTTATTGATAAACGGAGAGGATGCCTATGGAATGGGAGTTGCCATGAGCGATGATTTTTTGGGAAGCCTCCTTGCTCCTGCCTCTCTGAAGGATTTTGTCGAAAACAACGATCCCTCCAAAAACGGAAAAGAGATCATATATCCCGAAACGCCCAAATTGGCGCCCCGGGATTTGACGCTGACATTTACGATATTCGGCGACACGGCATCGGATCATCTCGCCAAGTATAAGAATTTTGTCGCCCTGCTGCAAAAAGGAGCGGTCGTCATATCCGTGCCCGAGTTAGGCCCTGAAGTGTATCGCCTGACTTATGGCGGAAGTTCGGGCAACTACATGCTGGATCGCAGCCGCAGAACCTCGAAACTCACCGTCAAATTCAACGAACCCGATCCAGCAGACCGAACGGCCCAGGAATAAAGAAAGCCAAGATCATCCTCCGGCCTTTCCTAAAATCGGTATCGGACGTAGCGCATAAATAAATTATTATTTATTTACGATTTTAATGCTACATTTGTATCTATGGAATTACAACAACCCATTCAAAGCAAGATTTACGAGATACGGGGTCAGCGGGTGATGCTGGACTTCGATCTGGCAGAACTCTACCAAGTGGAGACCCGAGCGCTAAAACAAGCCGTAAGGCGCAATATCGAAAGGTTTCCTGAAGATTTTATGTTTGAAATCACCGAACCCGAATATAACTACCTCAAAAACAGTTTGACATCACAAATTGTGATCTCAAACGAAAGAGGCGGCCGACGTTATATGCCGTTTGCCTTCACCGAACAAGGGGTGGCCATGCTTTCGAGTGTTTTACGTAGCAGAACGGCCATACAAGCAAATATCGCCATTATGCGGGCTTTCGTGGCAATGCGCAATTATATCACGACCACGACAACCGTAACGGCGGAGCTATCCGAAATACGGGCCCGGCTGGCGTTGTTGGAGCGAGCCGATGAAGACAACGCCGAGGCAGTAAACGATTTGTCGGAGGATATGCGTAAGGAGCTCGACAATATATACGAGGCCATAGCTGCGTTGTCGGTCAGAATCCCCGAAGTCAAGAAACCGCGAGAACCCATTGGATTCAAGAAAAACGGCTAATCCACCATGAATTTCACCAAAACCCCGCCTTTGTGATGGCGGGGTTTATTTTTATCGCCCGAAATCTTGCATAATGTGCCGGGCATCGCCACCTTTGTCTCGTGCCTGTGAAGATACAGGTCGCAGATTCCGACGAAATGACGATATACGACACCTCCGGCGAAGTAATTCTCGACGCTCCGGTCACAACGGACGCCGTTATCAGATATGTCCTCATGGGCGACTACTATATCGGGTTGCCCTTCAATCTTCTCGAACCCGCGGATTTCCCCCGCGGCTCCTATGTCATGTACAAAGGGCGGAAATTCGAGATCATGTCCAACGTGCGGCCCGAGTTCGACGACACGACCGGAGGTTACAAATATTCGCTTCAATTCTGGGCGCAGCAGAACCACATGAAGCGCCGCAAATGCAAATGGTTGCAGGGGCAGAATCCCGAAACGACGTTTCACGACACGACCGACCTCGCATCCTTCGGCAATCTGATCGCCGACAACATGAATGCGTTTCTGGGCGGCGAAAACTGGAAAGTAGCTGCCGTACCGGAAGAGTTCGCCGAAGTGACGAAACTCGTCTCCTTCGACCGAGATTCCTGCTGGGATGCCATCAACACCATCGCCGAGACGTTCGACGTCGAGTGGTGGACCGTGGAGAACGGCGCCGAGGTATGGATTTACTTCGGGAAGCTGGAGTTCGGCACGCCCGAAGTATTCAAGCGGGGCGACGTCGTGACGTCGATTCCGGCCAAGAAAGGCGACGATGCCAACTACGGAACCCGATTCTTCGTCTTCGGGTCCACCCGTAACCTCACGGCCGATTACGGACAGGCTCCGCAGGGCGGAACGACCAATCACGTCTCCGAGGTGCGGCTGCGCCTCCCGAACGGGCAGGAATACATCGACGCCCGGGAGAATCTGAAACCCGCGGACGTCGTGGAACAAGTCGCTTACTTCGAGGACATATATCCCAAAAATACGGATACGGTGACCTCCGTGGACCGCTCGCAGGACCGGCAAACCGGCAACGGAACGAAATACAAGGCGCGCATCATCTATGCGAAGGACGCACCGTTCGTCCCGACGGATTTAATCGAAGGCGAGACATTGCAAGCGGTCATCACCAGCGGCCCGCTGAGCGGCAGGACCTTCGACATCCAGCTCGGCGACAGGTTCCAAGACCCGGATGCCTGGGACCCCGAACGAAACCCGTTCGACCGCAAGTTCGAGATCGTCGCAGACATCGAGGATGCCGGCGACGGCGAGGAACTGATTATCCCGAACGACAGCCTCGATATAGACGCCGGGGACACCTTTGTGCTGACCGGGGTCAAACTTCCCGACGAACGCGTCAAAGAAGCCGAGCAGGAACTGCTGAAAGCAGGCAAAACCTGGGCGGTCAAGAACAGCAGCGACACGGACGTGTACGACTGTCCCACGAACCCCGTGTACTGCCAGCGACACGACAAGAATTACGATCCGGGGCAAAAGGTGCTGTTGCAAGACCCCCGTTTCGGAGCGAGCGGCCGGCAATCGCGCATCCAGGGATTCGAAAAGAAACTCTACAACGAGTATATAGCCACATATACCGTCGGCGACAACACCTCCTACTCCCGATTGGCCGCCATCGAGAAGGACATCGAAGAATCGGCTTATGCCGAGCGTATCGGAGTGGTGAACGGGGTCGGCATCTATCTGATCCGGTCCAAATACGACACCACCCTTCCGACGGATTACAACGCCTATTCGGCGTTAGCCGCCGAAACGCTCTTTTTGAACAAACGGAAAGGCGGGACGGTCCTCGGAAGCACGACGTTCGACAAAGACATCACGATAGGCGGTTCGGTTGTCTCCAAAGACTTCCGCCAGGGGGATTTCTCCGGGTCGGGATTCGGCGCCTACCGCGACGAGAACGGCAACGCCGTGCTGGAGGCGGACATCCTGAAAATCCGCAAGGAAGCCATCTTCAACGAGGCGGTCATCAATCAGGTGACGTTCCGTGTCGGCGCCACGGTTTTCTCCAACGGCGGCTGCGAGATCACGCGCGTCGAGGAGCTGGAAACGGCATTCCGCTGCTACTACGACAACAAGGAAGGGAGGCGCTACAGCGGTCTCACGGCCGGCGACCAGGTGCGGTGTCAGCGTTACGATCCCACGCAGCACGCGATCATAAAATACTATTGGCGGCTCGTCACGGCCGTCGGGGAAGATTACGTCGAGCTGTCGAAGAGCGACGCGGACGGATCCGCCTCTCCCGAGGCGGGCGACGAGATCGCGCAATTCGGCAACCGCAGCGACATAACGCGTCAGTCGGCCATCGTCATCAACCCGCTCGACGGCGGATCGGTCGAAGTGTATGCCCATATCGACGCCTATTCGCTCTCGGAGAAGAACTACGTCGGCATGGGCGTGAATCCCCAGACGGGCGAAGCGTACATGTATGCCTACGGAGACATGTTCTTCGGTGACCGCGACCTCGCCGATTCGAAGTCCTCCTGGATCACCTACCAGAAGAAGGAAGGCGAGGAGCGCCGCAGGCTGCGGATCAAGGCTGACGTCACGTTCGGGGCCGATTCGTCCGGGCTGGGAAACCTCTCCGAGTTCAAGGCTCAGCAACAGCAGATCGACGACGCCCGGAAGGAGGCCGAGGAGGCGAAGAAGGAGGTCGGGAATATTCAGTTTTCCGCCGTGAACCTTATCGACGGTTCGAAAAGTATAACGGTTACGGCTCCGGACGGGGCAAACTACACACACAGAAGTTTTCCTATAAACGGGGGTGTGCGGGCCGGGGAGCAGCTCGCCTTGTCTGTCGGAAACATCGAGGTTCTTGCCGGAACACCCGCAGGATTCGACGTGGTAATCACCAATGAGGATAAGAATACATGGCTGACGAACAGCGCCGAACTCACCGCGGACAATCGTAATGCCGTATTCTCCGTACACGCGGATATTGTCGCACAAAAAGCGCTTCTGCTGATTTATGCGGGACAAATGGGCGCTACATCCGGAAATATCGTCCAATTCGATGAGATCATGCTCGTCCGGGGAAACAAACCCGCATTGTCGTGGTCGCCTTCCATCGCCGACCAGGAAGCAGCCATAGACGCCGCACAGCAGGCCGCGGACAATGCCGCCGCAGGGGTCGATTCGCTCAAGAACTTCACCGACGAGGCATTCGCCGACGGCATCGTGGACCGCGCCGAGGCGGCCGCCATCGGGAAGTACACGAACTCGGTGAACGAGACCCGGAAGGCTGCGGATGCCGCCTATGCGGAGATATACGGCAACCCGCTGCTGGGCGGCACGGCGAAGTCGAACTTGCAGGCCGCGAAGAGCGCCTTCGACACCGCCGCAGCCGATCTGCTCGCCGCGATCGCCACGGCGGCCGACGACGGCATCGCATCCCCCGGGGAGCAGGCCGACGTGGATGCGAAGTACACCCTATTCAACAACGCCTACGGGACTTTCGGGACACGCTTGGAGGAGGCGAACAAATACATGCTCACGGCCGTGAACACCGCCTCGCAGGGAGCCTTGCAGCTCTCGCAGGAGTTGCAGGGGGTCGTGAACAACATCAATGAGACGATCCTCCCCGACCTGCAAGCCCAGATCGACGGGTCGATCGTCTCGTGGGGCGGCGAAGAGGTTCCGACGCTCTCGAACTACCCGGCGAACCAATGGACCTCGGACACCGAGCGCAAACGGCATATCGGAGACTACTACGACCGCAAGACCACGGTCGATGGCCAGGCGGCCTACGAACGCTACAAGTTCGCCTTCGAGAACAACGCCTACCAATGGGTGCGCATCGCCGACAGCGGAGGCGCCGCAGCCATCGCCACGGCACGCGAGGCCCTCGGGCTGGCCGGGACGAAGGCGCGGATATTCTTCGGGGCGACGACGCCCGCCGTGCCCTACTCGGTGAACGACGTATGGTTCCGCTCGTCCGGAGCGGGGGCAACGCTCGAAACGACCGTCTATATATCCAATGCCGACAAGGGGCAGCAGGAGACCGCGTCGGCCGCAGACTGGCAGCTGGTGGACGACAGTCAGGTGCGGCTGCGGCAGATGTCCTCCGACGGCGTGATCTCGCGCGAGGAGAAGGCATCCCTGCGAAACCGCCTCGCGCAGATTCAGAAGGCGTACACCTCCTATCAGAACGACGCCGCGACATACGGCGTGTCGATAGCCGACCTTGCGGCGGCATACTCCGCACTCGTGAATTTCCTTACGGGGACCGTGGCCGTGAACAACGACACGGACACGACGCTATCGGCCGAACAGCGATCCGCCTACAATACCGCGTTCGCGGCCTACGATGCCGAGGTGAGCAGGTTCTCGAACCTCGTGGCCGATGCGATCTCGCAGGGGAAGGTGGATGATATACAAGTAGGCGGAGTGAATCTGATGAACGGATCAGAACTGACGGTCAAACCGGAGGAAGCATACCTGAACGGAAATCCGACGTTCGAAGAGTTTCACGGACGCGTATGCATGGTCGGCCGCAACGAATGGAGCGGTTTATATTTAAGCCGAAACGACTTTACCGATTTCGGCGCGGGAAACTGGATTTCCGTATCGGCTGATGTCTTTTGCGAACCTGCGGACGGAAAAATCGCTTTGGGTAATGAATATGCTCCGTTCGCAGTAGGAGCGGAAAATGCGGGGAAATGGGTCCGTCTGTCATATTCATATCAATACAATGACAGGGCCATAGCGATTTACAACGCCTCCAAATCCGGCGCCATAGGATTCAGCCGGGTCAAGATCGAGGCCGGAAACAAAGCCTCGGCCTGGACGCCCTCCATCGCAGATCAGGAAAAGTACACGGACGACAAGGTCGGTGGCATACAGATCGGAAGCGTAAACCTGCTCGACGGAAGCAGAGAGTTCACCGTTACGGCAGGAAGTGGCAATAATTACAAATTTCAGGTTTTCGACATCGGAGAGGTCGAGGCCGGCGAGGTGTTCGCACTATCCGTAGAAAATATCTCGGTACTCGCAGGAACGCCCGGAGAGCTCTCGGTAAGAATGTACAACGAAGGAGCCTCGAAAGACCTGGCGAACTACGTGGAGATTTCGGCCGAAGAGCGGACTGCTTTATTCACCATAAAAAGCGACGTTACGAAGCAGAAAGCCAAAGTGCTTTTCTATGCCGGAAAATACGCCGCAACGGCAGGAAACTCGGTTCGGTACGAAGGCGCAGTACTCGTCCGCGGAAACAAGCCCGCACTATCCTGGTCTCCCTCTATCGCCGACCAGGAGAAATACGCCGACGAGACCGCCGACCAAGCCGTGAACGGCGTGGAGACCCTGATCGACGCCTCGAAGCTCGATCAGAACACCTACTATCCCGTAACGATCGAACTGAACAGCATTGCCCGGTCGAAAATCACCGTCCGCGTGAATCTGAGCGACACGCAACCCGGAAATCCCGCGTGGGCAACATATAGCAACCGGCCCGGATGCTTTTCATGCCAGGCCGTATGGTCCAACAACGGGAATCAGTGGGGGTCTAACCACGACAAACGGATCATCGAGGAATACCAGTACCGATGGACGGAGACGCCTCCCATCGGCTCCGTAGGACAGATGGGATACTCATCGAACGAATACATATATGTCCGGGGCGGCGGCGTATATCGGTTCTTCGCGACGAATGCCGGGACACCCGTGCTGCACACCGAAGCCTATACGGTCAATGAGCAGACCGTAGATCTCAAAACGTCCGTCGAACCGCTCGTATCCCTTCAGGAGCAGGCAAACAGCACGCAGCAGGAGGCCGAGACCACCCGCAAGGCGATAGCCGACATGAACGACGACACGATCTTCGACGTCTCGGAAAAACAGTCCATTCGGACACAATGGGAGAACATTTCGGGGTATGCCCGCACGGATGTGTCACTGGATTCGCTGTCGGCGACGAACGGATCGTACTATCGGGTGCGCGACATGGCCAAAGCGGCGGGAATCAGCACTGCAGGATTGCTCGCGGCGGTAAACAGCCTCCGGGTGAAGCTCAACGACTATGCGCTATACACCGCATCGAACACCCCGGGATTCGACCGAGCCGGACTGGCCGTATTGTTCACGGCGTATTACGCGCAGGAGATCGACGTGCTCAACGCCGTAAGCCAGAAGTACACCGACGGAAAGGTGGCCGACATCGAGACCTCGATGCAGGATTACGACTACCTCAAGCTCGTATTCCCGAACAATACCGTGGACAACAACGGCGTGTTCCTATCGCGGCTGATGGCCGTCAAGAACGGAACGTCGGCATCCGCGGCGGTAGTGGCCGGGTTATACGGAGGAGGCGTAGATTCGCTCAACAATGCCGGATTCAAGGACACAACGCACGGGATTCTCATGATGTTCGCAGGGGCTACGAGTATTCAGAACGTGGCGGCGGCGAAAACACGCATATACGGGGACGGAACACTATACACGAGCAAATTGGTCGCACAAGCCGGAACGATTGCGGGCTTCACGATCGGGACCGGATACATCGGATCGGAAAATTTGACAGGATCCGAATATTTCTACCTGTCTTCGAGCGTCATAAAAAACGGAAAGAAGGACACGTATGCGATGATCGGCGATACAATGTATCGTGAGAAATGGAAAGTAGCGGCCACCCTATACAACCACTACGGATCGACGGGTATAGGGCTCGTCGTCGATATGGGGGACAACTCCCATGCCGCGATATATGTCCCCAATGGAACATTCTCCGGATTCCGCCCCATGTCCAGATCATACGACAACGGGACATACACACTGAAGGGCAACGAAGAAGAGACCGTGTTTTTCGTCAATACGTCGAAAGGAAGCACGACATTCTATCTGCCCTCGAATCCGCAGCCGGACCAACGATACGAGATTCGGAAACTCCACAGCGGCAACAGCATTATCATCAATGCGCAAAACAACGGAGACATCTACGTGACGGGAAGCAACAACCCCAGTTCGCAAATATCGTGGACCGGGCGGCGATGCGTCACCATTCAGTACAGCAAAAATCTCGATGCTTGGGTAATGTGGTTCAGCTACGAAGCATAAACATTAACATTCAATCATACAGACTATGAACAAGACACAGATCGACTTCACGAAGTTCAGGCTCTACACGGGAATATCCCGAAAAGAAACACGCTCGTTCGATGTCCGCGAGGAGCTGGCCAACTCGCTCTACCTCGCGGGACGAGGAATCCGAATGCACGACCTCGCAATGCGCATTTTTCATTCCGACGGGCCCGTGGAGCTCGACGAAGCGGATGTGCGACTGCTCAGGGAGTTCGCACAGACCCTCTCGCCGGCATTCATCGACAGCCTCGATCAGAACTTAGGCTCCGAGACCGAGCCCAGAAAATAGGCTCTTACCTTAAAATCATAACATTATGAAAAAGACACTTATCATCATCGCAATCGTGATCGCAGCCGTCATCGTGCTGTATTTCATCGCAAAGCTCATGCCCGTAGGGATGATGCTTCCCTTCCTCATCGGCGCCGGCGTCGGAGCTGTCGCAACCCTCGCCGGACAATCTGTCTGGAGATACATCGGTAATCGGATCAAGGGAGAGTGAGGTATGGATTGGGGCACTATCATCGTTTCGCTCGGCGGATCATTCCTCACCGGAGGCGCATTCATTTCGCTGTTGTACCTCCGCGAGAATAAACGCGCGAAACAACTCGAAAACGAAACCACCGCATCGGCACAATGGCGCGAGCTCTACGAGCAGGCCGAAGCGAAGGTATCGGCACAAAGCGTCAAGATCGACGAACTATACAGGAAAATCGGCCATCTGAGGGATCAGAACAACGGACTGACGACGCAGAATGCCGTGCTGAAGATTCTCAAATGCAAACGCATCGGATGCACAGACCGCCAGCCGCCGATCGACAAGAAGAACGAATGCAATTTCAAAAACGATGCGGCAGGACAGGACGCCACGGATACCGCGGGCGGCAATACCGAAGAAAGCGAAGAAAACGAACCGAAAAACAAATAGACAATGACACGAGGACTGAAAAACAACAACCCCGGAAATATCCGGCTCGACGGGGTACATTGGAAAGGCGAGGTGGAACCCTCGCAGGACCGGGCATTCAAGCAATTCGAGACGATGCCGTGGGGATACCGCGCGATGTTTCATCTGCTGAACAACTACAGCCGCCTGCACGGGTGCGACACCATCCGCAGGATGATAACCCGGTGGGCCCCGGAGAGCGAGAACGACACCCAAGCCTACATCCGCGCCGTATCCGAATGGTCCGGAGTGCCGGCCGACAGCCGCATCACGACAACAAACCGCGACGTGATGGTCCCGATCGTGGCGGCCATGTCGCGCATGGAAAACGGCGCCGAAGCGAAAGCCGCGGACATTGCCGCAGGGTGGGAACTCTTCATGCTGAACAAATGAAAAACGCCCGAATCCTGCTCGTCCTGCTCGCACTCATCGCCCTGTTCCTCGCCGGATGGTGGCTCGGCCGCCGATCCGTCGGGGGCAGCGTCGTCGAGCGCACCCGGATCGACACGGTATTCTTCGAGCGGCCGCAACCGGTCACGCATTCCCGGCAGCTCGTGTCCGTGAATATCCCGAAGCTGCTTTTCGCTCCGGCCGATACGGTCTTCAAAACCGTAATCGCACCGGATGGAACCGACAGCGTGCCGGTACGACTGCCGTTCGAACGACGGGAGTACCGCGACAGTACCTATTATGCCGTGGTGAGCGGAATAGCCGTCGGAGGATACCGCCCCACACTCGAACGCATCGAGACATACGGACGCACCGTCACGCAGATACGCACCGTCCGCGATCCCTACGGATGGGAAGCGGGACCCGCAGCGGGCGTCTATTATGCGGACCGGACAGGCGGCGTATGGGTAGGGGTCACGGGACGGAAAAACTTCGGACGGCTGGCGTTATCCGCAGCCATCGGATACGACACGCACAACGGAACTCCCTTCGGCCAAGCGCAGATAGGGGTGATCCTATGGCGGAAGTGACTTTCAGAAAGAATTGAGATGGCGCCTTCGGGGGCAGGCGTAAAAAAGCCCCCGCCTTTATCCGGAAGCTCTCTTACCTTCTAACCGGATAACAAAGGTGCAGCAACACCACGACAGGGGCATAAAACCTCCAATGGTGTTGCTGCACCTATTTCATGGTAAGAGAGTATGCAAATATAGAAAAATTTTCCCGGATATGTGCAAATCTGAAGTATTCCAGGACATCCTCGCCGCCGTAGCCGCAGAAACGGAAATTCCCGAGGAACGGATTCTGTCCAAAGCCAAGAACGCCGAAATCGTAGACGCCCGGTATCTGCTGGTACACTTCCTATGGCGACAGGGGTTTCATGCTCCGGTTATCTCCACCCTCATGAACTACTCCCGGCGGCCCGTGGAAAAGATGATTTCGCAGTTCGATCTGCGCAGGCGTCAAAGCGGCAAGATGTTCGAAATGCTGACGGTTCGTATTGCGTCCAAACTGCGTTCGTACAACGATTAAAACGATTGTCCGCCCTGCCCAGAATCGAGACTTTTGTATCGTGAGCTCAACGGCATGCGCTCCCCGACGCGAGCGTACAATGTAAAAAGTCAAAAACATGAACGAGAAAACTTTAGTGTTCGACAACGGCGGCGCGATGGACGGCAACCTCGTGGCCGCCCTGATGAACGGCAACAACCGCAACGGCTATGGCAACGGCTACGGCTGGGAGTGGATGTGGATGATCCTGCTCTGGGCCATCTGGGGCGGCAACGGCTGGGGCGGCTTCGGCGGCCGCGGAGGCCTTTCGAACCTTCCGGCCGAGCTGAACGGCGACGCCGGGCGCCAACTGCTGATGAACGCCATCCAGGGCAACGGCACGGCCATCTCGCAGCTCTCCTCGTCGCTGGGCTGTTCCGTACAGCAGATTCAGACGGCGCTCTGCAACATTCAGGCACAGTCGGGTCTCTCGGCGCAGCAGATCATCAACGCCATTCAGGCCGGGAACTCGCAGGTCCTTTCGCAGATGGCATCCTGCTGCTGCGACGTCCGCACGGCCATCGAGCGGCAGGGCTACGAAAGCCAACTGGCAACGCTCAATCAGACCAACGCCCTGACGAGCAACGCCAACACGCAGTTCAACGTCCTCGGCTCGAAGATCGACGCCCAGACGCAGATCATCAACGACAAGTTCTGCCAGCTCGAGATGCGCGAAATGCAGAACAAGCTCGACGCCGAGCGCGCCAAGAGCGCCGCGCTGGCCGGACAGCTCTCGCAGGAGCATCAGACCGCGACGATCATGCAGTCGCAGGCCCAGGCCGTGGCTCCCGTGAACGCCGCGATCAGCGATCTGAGCAACCGCCTGGCGAAGATCGAGTGCGGCTTGCCGCCCACGACCGTGGTTCCCAATCCGCAGGTGTACGCAATGCCGGCATGCGTGGCCGCGCAGTACGGCCTGGGATTCGGATTCGGGGCTCCCGGATACGGTAACGGCTTCTGGGGTTAGTACGGAAAGGAGGTCGCTATGGCAGCATATCCTTTTCAATACGTAAACCGCAGAGGCATTCCCGTTCTGAAGACTACGGGCGTGACGGCCGAGACCACGGGCGTCGTGTTCTCCTTCCCCAACCACGCATTCGCGAATTCGTGGTATCGGGGGCTCGTGCTGGTCGAACTGGCGCAGGCCATTCCCGCCGGCACGACGGGAACGCTCCCCGTGCTCTTCGAGACAAACGGGCAGACGAAGAATCTGACGACGTACAACGGAGCGAATGTCACCGTCTCGGACATTCCGGGAACCGGTGTATTCCAGCTCTGGTACGACAAACAGACCGACACGCTGCAACTGATGACGGGAGCCGTCTGATGAGACGAAAAACAATTAACCGAAGGCGACGGGAGGGGCCCCGGTCTCTCCCCGAGCTTTCACAAAACCATTAACCGAAGATGTTTGCGAATTTAACGAAAGGCGCGCCGGTGTACGTACTGGATTTGCGCGGAACGCCCAAATACTACATGGCTACGCTCGAAGAGGCGCCGCAGCCTTATTTCCCCGCACCGGGAAACTTCCCGCCTTCGCAGCCCTCCGTCAGCTTTCCCATAGGCGACCAGAAATGGGTCGTCCCGGTGAACGCCGACATGGTGACGAAGGACGGGCTCACGGTCACCACGACACGCGAACGGCTCATCGACGCGGTGAACGCCGCGCGGCAGCAAAGCCAAAACGTCGTGGATTCCTACGAGCGGCACAAGGCCAATCTCGAGCTCTTCGACCAGATCATGCGCGAGATCAGTCCGGCGTATGCCGGGCAGGCGCAGCGGGACGAAGACATGCAGAAACTCCGCGAAGAGGTCGGACAACTGCGACAGATGCAGGCGGAATTCCTCTCGATGAAGTCGTCGCTGGACGCCTTTCTTAAATCGCAGACACCTTCCAAAACGAGCAAATGATGAGAATGTGGGAAATTGAAGGCCGGTACCGCGGTGACGGGTACGGCGAACGCGAGGAGATCGAGCGCAAGATGCGCGAAGCCTACGAGTGCGGCTACGAGGATGCTCGGCGCGAAATGCGCGGCGGATACGGAGAACGCCACATGGGCGGCTATACGTCCGACGGCTACGGAGAACGTGGCGGGGAGTATGGCGGCGACGAGTACGGCGAGCGGCGCGGAGTGAAGGGAACGGGTCCTTATTCGCGATACCGCTATCGCTAAGTAGAATCCGGAGAGGGGAGAAATCCCCTCTCTTCAAACTTCCGAAGTATGGACAGAGAAAGACTGGATGCACACGACAGGATGCCGGACGACATTCGGGCATATCTCGAAAAGAACGGATGGTCGTTCTCGAAGAAGATGTGCGAATTCGCCGTCGGCCGTATGAAGGACCGCAACGGGAAAAAGCTCGAACCCCTCACCAAAGAGCAGGTGGACAAGCTGCTCAAAACATACGAAATAGTCCTCAAGCACGATAACGGATACGACTGCGTATATGTCGCCAACATGGCGAAGTCCGACTATTGGGGATCGTCGATCGGAGACGAGCAGCAGCTCGCACGATTCGTAAAGGACTACATCGACGACGAGGACGCCTATCCCGGAATGCCCTTCACGCGCTATTTCGCCGATCTGATCGGGTCGGGAACAAATGTACCCTGGGACGATGTGCTGTAATCGGACGAAGTGCCGGCCTCGGCTGGCCGAAGCGTGGGTGCGGTTCGAAAAGGTATATTCGACGCTATGAAAATCCGGGATTTGAGGATAGGGAAGTATGGATGGCGCGTGCGGTTCTATTTCGCCGTGCATGGCTATCATACGCGCTCTATCCTCTCCTCTTTGGAGGAGATAGAGTGTCCCGGCACGATCCTGGAACGGGTGAGGGAAAACCTCCTGCGGGCGGATATGGATTCGGGGTTCACCTACTCGAACAAGACGATGCGCCGGTCCGTGGTCGTCGTGGGCCTCGCAACCTCGCAGGCGCAATTCCTCAACTCGTTCGAACACGAACTCAGACACCTCTGCGACGACATCGCAGCCGCTTCTGGAATGCTAATGCAGGGAGAGGAGGTCGCCTATCTGACAGGAGACGTGAACAGCCTGCTATGGGCCGATATTCACGATTTCGTTTGTTGTAAATGTAATTGTCTAATCCATGAATGAATACGCCAAATACCTGCTGTCCTTGCTCGAAATCAGCGAGTGGTGCACGCCTATTCACGAAGCGGTCGTATGGGAATTGCGGCAAAATTTAGTCCAGTAAATTGACGAGTTCCATCTTCATTTCCTCGTCTATATCCCGGTAACGGGCGAATGCCGCACTACCTTCCACGTGTCCCGAAAGCTGTGCGATAAGATTCGGGTCCTTCACCTTCTTATACAAGTTGCCGATGAACGTCCGGCGCGCCATGTGCGACGAAGCCACGGAATAAAGCGGCTTCATCTCGGGCTCCCGGGTAACGGCATTCAGCACTTGCACGGGGCGTTTCAGTCCGGCGGCAAGAAACGCCCGTTTGATAGATTCATTGTATTTCTGCGAAGAAATAAACGGGAGCAACGATTGCCGTTCCGAATCCCGATATTTCTCGATAATGGCTCTCGCCGTATCGTTCAACGGAACACGCACGGTTACGGGACGCCCCTCTTTGGTCTTACGCGGAATATACTCGATCGCTCCATTCACAACGTTGTCCCGTTTCAACTGAAGCAAATCCCCCACCCGGCAACCGATCAGACATTGGAAGACGAATATATCTCGCTGGACCGATATTCCGGGATGCCTCGATAAATTCGCATGCTGCAAACGGGTCCGCTCCTCGAGCGTAATATAAATCGGCGTACCGTATATCACCGGTGCGATGCGGCGTTTCTTAAAAGGATTGCGATTTATAAACCCATTCGTCTCGGCCCAGTTCAGAAACGCGCGCAACATGACCATTTTGCTGTTCACGGTGTTCAGTCCCCGATCTTGCGGTTTACGGGATTCCGACACTCGCTGATACAAACCCGCCGCTCCGGCAAGGCGAGCCTCATTGCGGAAATATTCTTCGAAATCGTCAATCATATCCACGCAGGCCAGATTCTCGAGAGTAAGGGCAAACGAAGGGGATTTCAACCGCTTATACTGTTCAAATCTTTTAAGCGCCCTGACTACGACATGATAGGACCTCATGCGTCCGACGGACAAAAGCCGGGAGCCAAGGAAATCATCGAAATACTGCCATAGAGTTTTCCCCTCCTTTGAATCGTCCTTCCCCTCCACCAGCGAACGCAACCAATTCGGAGGCACGCTTCCCCGTCCTATTTCGTTGAAAACCCTACTCACAAGCGACGTGATTTCAGCCAACCGCTTTTGCGTCTCCACGGAATCGTTCACCTCCGCCTGTACCTCAGCGGACGGCCTCATCCGAAAATTCGGGATCCGGATTGCCCCATCGGCCCAATAGGCAGGAGAGACGAAAAGTCCCGTTTTTGCACGCTGGTTGATCTTGCCATGCGAAAAACGCATCATGATCTCAGATTGCCCAAGCGCATTCCGTTTCGAGGATAAGGTGTAGTATATCGTTGCCATCGCAGTAGTTTACGGCAAAGATACACAACCCGTTTTATTTGGCGATATTTTGGCGACATAAATTATACACAGCTATACGAACCCGTAAAAGCCAAAACCAATAAATAGCAATACAACAACCATTTACACCGATATATTCACATCATTACACACGGTTGCCATATATCGGTAAAATGTTAAGTAATCCCAACGGAATCACCCGAAAGCGCGGAATGTCCCCGGGGCGTTCCGCGTTCCGCTTCCCGGAACGACGCCCCTCCCCGGCGGGGCGCAACGCAAAATGCGGATTTTCATGCCATTTATTTTGCCGGGCGGAATATTTTGTCTATATTTGCGGGCTTAAAAACCCGTAAGGGCGAGCGTTTTTTATTAACCTTATACAATTTTATAGCAAATGGCTGTTAAAATTCGTCTGGCACGTCACGGTAAGAAGGGT